GCATGCTTTTGGTGCAGTTTGAGATGATGGATGCTATGATGACTCAGCGTATTACATCTATGATGAATGCACTTTTAGATAAGTATCCTGATCGCAAACACATCTTAGCAAAGAATCTGCACATTATTAGCGCAGATCAAAAGAAGTTGTTTGAAGACTCATATATAAAGATAGAAGGCAATTTAAAGGCCGCTAAAAAGCCTTTTGAGGTGCTTATAATAGATAACTTATACACAAGCACCCAGGTAGACACTGTTAAGAATGATCAATTACGTAACTTGCTTGAAACTATACAAACCATTAAAGAGCGATATAACCTCGCTGTTATGGTAGTGGCCCATCATAAAAAGATGGCCGAAAAGCAAGTACCATTAGACTCTTCTATGGTGTTTGGTGGATCATTCTATTCCTTTTGGCTCGATAACCTGATACAGCTTGCAAGTACGTTTAATGAAAAGCTGAAGGTAATGAAGATTACTAAAACCAGGACTAATAGCGAATTTCACAATATACCGCTAGGTATAAAGCTGATGGATGATGATGAGCGTAATCATTTATTGTATGAGTATCTACAACCGCTGCCAAAAGGCGAAATTTTTTGGTATAAGGAACGTGAGGAAACCAGTGAGGATCGCGTTTTAGATAATATTGATAGTATGGGTGATAATTTTACATATGACGATATGGCAAAGAGTTTGAAGGCAACACTAAATATTACTAGCAGCGCAAGTGTGAGTTCTTGGCTTAAGAAGCTTTTAAAACAGCAAAGAATAATAAAGATTGAGCGCGGAATTTATGCGAAAAACAAAACTGATATTGAAAATATGCTAGATTAACCGACACGCAGGAGAACTAAAGTAACTAAAGTAGTGTGAACACTTACTTTACTTACTTTACTTACTTTATGCAAAAAATGGATTTTATACATAAATGTCCTTTATCACATGAAGAGGACAAAACTTGTGTGTTTGCAATGCCAGTAGGTGATACGGTGCATTGCAAGGAAGTGTTTGGCTGGTGGCATGATTTAGATATAAAACTGCATGACAAATGCTTTAGCAAATTATGGAGCAGAGACAAATTACTTTGGCGCAACAGACAAATAAAAAAAACCCTGCCAAGTAAAATATAAAACTACCCTTTGGGCCTAAATATAAAACGATAAGTTTGTGTAAAAAACTGAGCAAAAATATATATATGTTTAAATATTTGGGTTAAAAGTTGGCCTAAAATGCATTATTTAAAGCGCTTAAATTTATGTTTTATAGTGCTTTTATCTTCCTGGCGGCGTGGTTACAGCATACAAAAAAAGCGCCTTTTATAGCGCTTTTATGGATCAAAAAAAAGCCTCGCAATTACGCCAGGCCTTTTATTGTGGGGTGCGGTGTTATGTTCTTACTATTTGCGTGCCTTGCTTACATGCATAAATTAAACCGTCATCATTATTGTGTATGTTATTATCATGTATAAATATTAATTGTTCACAGGTGCTATCATCAATATATATAGTTTTATTATTTTTAATATCATCGATCCACAAAACGTTTTTGTGTTTTTTGTTAAATTGCACAACATATTGACCACAATTTCTTTTACTTACTTTATGCTTCATATTAAAACATCTCTTTTTAGTTATTCTTCAATGCTTAAAACCAGCGCGCCTATAAAGATTACTATAATTAAACTCATGTAAAAATCAAACCAGCCTAGATTATTGACCGTTAAAACGCGGCTTAATAAAATGCTCATTTAAACGCCCTCAATCCGCTAAGAATAGCAATTATAATTAAATACAACTCTTTTGCTGTTGTGCGGTGTGTTTGATCATAAGCGCCGCCATTCTTCCAATATTCTAATTTATAACCGCCATAAGCCGCGCTAATTTGGTAAGATTCTAATGCCTGGCCGCTTTTATTATAACGCTTATTATTTAAGTTTAATTCATTGTTTAAATCATTACATACAGCGTTTAAACGTTTTAACGTAACGCGCTTATTAGGTTTATATATTGTATTTAATCTCATTTTTTAACCTCTTTTAATCTGTTGTAATATTTTAATATTTCATTAAAATAAATTGCGCCGCCGTTAATAAATATTGTATCATTGCTTAAGTAAATATCAATAGGCCTTTCGTTTATATATTCAATAATTAGCTTATCAAATACTTTTGATGCTATTTTCTTACGTTGTTCAAAATTCATTTTTCAACCTCTTTTGTATAGTTGTGATTAATCCAGGCTTTACAAAGTTGAAGCAATTCGTTATGTTTTAATTTATGTTGACAGCTATCGAACCCAGCCGCGCGCACCATTAAACCAGGACCGCGCTTATCTAATACATAAATGCTGTAATCTGTGCCGCTCCAGGTAATTAAACAGCTTTTATATAATGTTGTATTGCTGGTTACAAAGTCAACGTAATATATTTCAATTGTGGGCCGCTCATATTCGACAGCGTACCAGTAAAGCGCATCAATTACGCTGGTGTCTATCAATTGCGGCGGCTTTACTCTATATTTTAGCCGTTTTAATACTTTGTAATGATGCCAGGCTTTATCTTTGCTTTTAAACTTATCAAAGCCAGCGCACTGGTTTTTTTTATAATATTCTATTAAATACATGTTTTAACCTCTCTTTTTTAATGGTATATCAAACCTACTTTTTTTGTTGTTAACATTAATAAATCATCTTTGCTACAGTCCTTATATCCAGCTTCTAACAACTCTTTTTTATTGTCAAATATTTTTGCATGGTGATCTGTCGATTTAATTAAATGATCTTTTTTGCCGCCAACACTAAAACAAAAAACAAAGTTTTGCGGTGCTGTTAAATGTTTAAATAATGGAATAGCTTTTGTATATCCATAAAAGATAATATCAGGATTGTTGCGCGCTATGTCGGCCCAGGCTTTTAAATACTTAGTATTGTAAAAATCACCGCTAGAATGAATGCGAACATATTCAACGCGCTTTTTATCTAATTCATATTGAACTATTTTTTTAAATAATTCCTGGTTTTTAGATAATTCGTAATTACGCGCATATTTTTCAACAACTGGCCGCCATTTATAACTACCTTTATCAGCAAAACAGTATTTTTTGCATATGTCCGCCCAATGGCATGTACTAACGGCTGGTAAATTGAACTCATAAAGCCGCACGCCGTTTATTTGACCGCTGTGCTTTATCTTGCTATTTGTGTTTGTTAAAACGTTATATTCTTGCATTGTCTTCTATCCTCTTTTTTTTATTGTGGTGAATTGGTGCGGCTGTGCCGCATTAATTATATTTGCATGCTTTCACATTCTTCTATATAATCAATAAAATCTGTTATATCATCATCTAGACTAATACCGCCCCCGCTTATATCCCATTCATAAAGCTCACAAAAGCCAACATTGAACACCGTACCAGCTTTTAATTGACTATCTTTTTTAATAATTGTAAAAACAGTTTGTTCACCGCTTTTGCATTCATACAACCAAGTATTTTTATTCATGTTCTAACCTCTTTTAATTTTTTTTATATTTAATCTTTTAATTAAATCTTGCTTATCTTTTATATTCCTTTCAGCGCTTTTAATAGCGTTAAAATTCCAAGCATCCTTTAAAATGCTACATACAATTAAAAAGCTTATAATATTTATTAATATGTCCATTGTTCTAACCTCTTTTATATACTTCTCATAAGTTGTATAAAGTAAATGGGCCCAACTGTCAACAAAATCAGCAAAGCTAAATTAAAAAAATTTAAACCGTGCCTTTCAACGGTTAAACATACACTGTAAAAAGCTCTAGCCCAGTGCGCTAAACTTCCGATTATCATTAGTATTATTAATATTGTTAATTCCATGTTCTAACCTCTCTTAATTAGTTAATTGAATTACTTAATATTACGTTAATACAACGTTATTTGCAAATACTTTGTGAACATTTATTTAATAATATCATTGCAATAGATCATTATAAAATAGATACAACACGGCCGCGGCTGTTGTTGTTACATTTTGGTACATTTAATATTTTATGCTCGATGATCATTAGATTAACAATCTGTTTTTTAACTTTTTTACCTTGATACCACAAGGCCAGGCCATTTTGCTCTATGAAGTCACTCCTTAAAAATTTTTTTTCTTTTTGTGAACACTCTATTAACGCTACATTAGCGCAACATGGATTGGGTAGAACTAACAGACGAAGATGCGGAACGCCTGGTAAGTGCCATCACTCGCGCAAAAGATTACGCCAAAAAGATGGCCATATTCCAAAGCGGTTTTATCGCACCTAACATGAGATGGCTGCAAACATCAGCGCATGAGCTGTACGATGAGTTATCGGACCGCGAGCGCGAAGTCTTCAGCATGCGCATACAACAACACACATTTCCAATTATAGCAGATGCGCTCGGCATCAGCGAAAGCACTGCAAAGACCTACTGGCTACGCACAATGGCTAAATGCAGCAAACTCTTCGTGTCACCGAATAAACTATAAGTATATGCCACACAATAAAGTTGATATTGATCCTGATAAAGTAAAGATGCTTGCTAGTTTCGGTTGCACGTATACTGAAATAGGCAAATACTTTGCTGTCAATGAAGCAGTAATACGCAAACGCTTCA